TAGAAGCACCCGCACCAGGCAGAGCATCAAGATGCTGAATCTTATAGAGCTGAATTTGCGAACGCATTGTCTGCAGGTCGCTCATAAGGCTTGATACTCTTGCTTCTGTGCTTGCCTCGCCACCATCTCATCTTCGGTGTACAGGTATTTCTCAGGGTCTATGTTACCGGCTCTTGCCCAGTCCTCTACTACAGGTTCAGGTTTCACTCTGGACCCTACGGCAGGGTTCTGCTGGCTGAGGATAAGTAGACGTTCAAGGTCTAGCTTACGAATATTCCTGTTCTCAAACGTGGCAAAGCCTGTAGCTACGATAGCGTAATCACCTTTAACCGCAGGGTCTTTTAGGAATTCCATGTTCCAGTCATAGAAGGATTCTATGATAGGCACCCAAGCGTGCATGTCGAAGTTCTTTAATACCAAACCTAGTTGTTTGGACGCAGCCATGATCCTCTGGTTCTCTGCGAAGGCAGTGGAAGCATCTCCTCCTTGCTGCCCCTCAAGAATCCTAGGTATTCCTGAAGATTGATCAGCCCACTCCACCATCGTTGCGATAGCCTCAAGCACTCCACGCGTTACGTCAGGGAAGAAGATCGGTTGTAGCAGCTTGGACACGTCGTTCTCGCTGTAGCCTCCGTCGAATTCCCAGTTACGCCCGGGGTATATCTCTAAGTTCTCGCCTCTCTTAAGCTTAGACTTGTCGATTGCTGTCATCAAATTACCAGACAATCTCTTATTGTCGATGTACATTCTAGTTAATCGGTTGACATTTTTCTGAGGGTCGAATATCTTCTGGGCCACTCCTCTGCCCCAGCAACTGCCGGGGATTTTAGTCCAAGGCACCATGTGATATGGTCGGCGCTCTCCGGGGAATGGGTTGGCTACGGCCTTGATGACCTCACCGTTACAGAAAATCACTATCGCTTCGGTGTGCATATCATCCGACCCTTCCAGATCTTTGATCAGACCCCTAAGGAATCTGTTCTGCACTGATCCGGCGAAGGTAAACTTCTCGAATAGCTTAGCGATATGTCCTGTCTTTGACGCTTCAGTGGGCTTATCTTGGTCAGTTCCCGGGCCGGGAGTGGCTCCGTTAGCTGCCTTTTTAAGCAAAGAGTCGAAGCCTCTCTTGTGATATTCGTAGTCGTAGGTCTCAGTGTTAGCGTCTCCGTCGTCTATATCCTTCTTAGGAAAGACTTGAGCGTGGAGGTCTTGAAGGTCAGATAATGACATATTCTCACGGTGGAAAAACCCTAAGCCCTTCTCTACATGCCCTTCACACTCTGGGTCAGGCCAGCAGTCCCAAGCGTCGAGGTTCACAACCGTAGGTCGGTCCTCGTACTTCTCCACCTTAGTGAATGCGTCACCCTTCTGCTTCCAGAAATGCCTCTTCTTACGTATGATCTTAGGGGACTCAAAGAAAGCAGCCCCATATAATGCACCTTGAAATATCCCTGCTAGTCCTACGGATGAGGCGTCGGCTTCGGTTAGCTGATCACTCACATACTTCTTCATCCGCTTCATCCGCTTCTGGAGCTCAGCTGAGTCCATGGCTTTCTTCTGCAAGGCCGGGTCAACCGGGCCTACATTAACTGAAAAGCCTTGCTCATCGGTTGAAGGAGGCAGTGCAGGTTCTGGCTGAGGTTCGTCGATGCCCATATCAGGAATAGGAGAGGTCTTCATATCGAAGGGAAACTCACCTCCTTTGAATAGGATGTCCTGTAATTGCGCCTGAGCCCCCATAATCTTCTGTTCTGTTAGAGGGTAGAAGGCTTTTGACCTCCAGCTTTTAGAGCTACTGTTCTGAGTCTCGGTGTTATTCTCGTCGAACTCACCGTTGAAGTTCTTCATAGCGCGGTCCCATACCCACTCTACCGCCCGCTTACGGTGGTCCTTCCATTTACTTAGTATAGACTCAAGGTGAACAATTAAGGTAGGGGCCTCTACTTTAGCTTCAGTAGGTAGTGGTCGTACTGCGAGTGGTAGGGGCTTATCTAATGGTTTCATCTTATTCCTCGTATAGGTCTGCCATGAATTTATCATGAGCTGTTGCTGCTTTCAGAGTTTCCCCTAATGTTTCTGGTACTTGTGCTGCGGCTAAGCTTGAATATTTAACACAATCCGCTGCGTGATTCTCTTGATATGGGGCAATTTGCTCCGAGCGTATCTTATCCCTCACAAGGGAAGGGATAGTCCTAATTGAATTAACGCAGTCTCGAGTGAAAAACATCATAGGATTGTCTCCGTCTCCAGTTAACCTAGTCCTGATAAGTTCAGGACCGGATACATTGGTCCCTGCACTCTTATTAGATTGACAGAACTGGACTCCTGCCTTGTGGAATGCATCATAGATAGGCGTACCGTCCATTACAGCAAAGATCTGGTTATCTCCGGGTCCGGGCTTAATGAATCCGAAGTCACCTGAATCAACTTCTCTTTGCTTTATCGCACGGGCCACCTGAGCGGAGGTCCATTTGAGCCCCTCATTGGTCTTAAGCCCCGGGCGCCAGCCGTAGAACTCATCGTAATATACTATTGCACCCTGAGGGAACCACATCCCGTTATTAAGATCCTCTCCTGTGGCTATGAAGTAGCGGGGTAGCAGAAAGGAGTAGAGCTACCCCAGTCAAAGCACCTGTATCGAGGGAAATTCTCCGGGATATCTGAGGGGGATATACTGTTGATGATGTGCTTGTCTCGGTTCCATACGTCAGCAAACATGGCACCCAAGGCTACGTTCCAATCACCGTAACGCCAAGCTCTCCTAAGAGCAGGGTCTCTGATCGCTTCTAGCTGGCGCATGTAGGTAGGGTCGCCTGCTAGGTGAGGGTTGTTGTCCACGCAAGACTGGAAGAAACACCTTGTCTGCTCGAACTCGTTCTTGATTATCCGGCGGCCCTCAGGCCACGGGTCAATAAAATACTTCTTGACTGCTGTGTGGTTGAAGCCCCCGGGGTTTCCGGTGTAAATAATCTGACCTTTGATCCCGTGAGGGTTACGCAGACAGGCGTTGAACACGTCGTGAATTAACTCAAAAGGTAATCTGAAGTCACATATCTCATCGAACCCGATCAGTGTATACTCGTGACCCTTATAAGACTTGAGGTCGTCGATGTGCTCAATCTGCCTCATCTTGAGCCAAGCTCCCTCGAATGGACCCTTGAACCTAAAGGTTCTGTTCTGCCCTGCTATGTAATCAGCTACACCATTGGCTACTAAGATGTCCTTGCCTTTGTCGATAAGGTCCGATAGGTCATCGAAGTTCTCACGAAAGAAGATCATGTTAGACTTCCCTCGGTTCTTAGCTACGTGCTGTAAGACTTTTCCAAAGAGCCACGATGATTTTCCTGAGCCACGCCCACCACCATAAAAAACTTCGTCGGTGTTGCAGAGGAACGCTTCGGTCTGTGGTCCCGGGTTCGGCTGCCATAGCATGTTTTGCTTTGCCATCACCGCCCCCTGCGAGGTGCACGGCTGCCTGTGCTAACCATACTAAGAATAAAAAGCAAGGGATGGAGAATAAGATACCCAACCCCAATAGGAGATAATTCCGTGACACTCCTTGCCCCGAAGACAGATTCGAGGAAGGACTTTTGGTGGTCGGGGTCTTTGATTGCAACTTCTCCTCCACCCAACCAAAAGCAGTAGAGACACGCTGCACAGGCTGTAAACCCGAACATGAGGTAAAGAGCGCACAAGGTAAAAGACAGAATAGAACTACCTCCGTTAACAGGAGCGTGCGCTTGAGCCAAGTAATCCTTGAGCTCGCCTTTAAATGCAAGGTCTCTTTGAAATTCACGTTCCCTCTCCTCTGCCGCAGCTTGAGACTTGTTGTGGAAGAACTCCGACACTAAGCCCAGTAGCTTACCGGAGCCAGCTGAACCTATTAGTGACAGGAGTGCTAACATAATTACCCGAACATGTCGTCTTGCGTAGGCTTCTTCTTGTTTTTCTTCTTAGGTTTAGGCTTGGCCTTAGGTTTAATTTCTTCTTTGATCTCCTCTTTGACCTCGGCAGCAGCAGCTACGGGAGGCAGCACTTCTGCTACCTCAACTACGCCTTTGGCCCTACGACCTGCTCTGTTTCCTATTTTCTTTAGTCTCATCCGTTCTCCGTTAGTTAGTTACTTCTGATCTCATTATTGTCCTAAGTGTTTGCACGCCTGTCGCTGACACGGTGACATTACTAGCGCCTACTGTGGTAACAGTATAAGTCAACCCACCAATAGAGATCGAGGCAGTGCCTGTCCCTACACTTAGGTGAGTGAATCCGGAGATCTGCCAAGCTGTTCCGCCCCTGTTTCTTCCTATCATTAGGTGAAAGTCATCAACCCCCGCTACTCCGATGATGTCGATCTTGGCTCCAAACGCTTGATTTCCAATGTTTGAGTTGTTAATAGTGTGCATTACGATGGACGGGCCTACTGCGGTAGTTATGGCCGAGTCCATTTGAAAAACTTTCGAAGCTGATGCTAACTGAGCGTCTACGTAAGCCTTGATAGCACCCTGACTAGCTGCTAATATATTAGACGTACCTAGCGCTACGCTGGTAGCAAGCCTAGCTAAGAAGTGAGATGTGGTCTTGTTAGGTGTCATGTACACTGTGTCTGCTGACCCGGTTTGTGCTTGAGCAGTACTCGCTAAGCCTAGGTTTTCTACTAGGCTTAGCCCTACCTCGGCTTTAGTTACGCCGTGGGGGTTGCCGGTTACTATATCAGCGTGGGCTTTAAGGGCAGCGTCTAGTGCCTCATCTGCTGTCTTAAGGCTTGATACTCCGTCTACGGTTCTGATGTAGTTGGTAGACTCGTTGGGTGTGTACGTTCCTGAGGCATTTAGTCCTGCACCTGCCTGAGTTACGTC